GATTGACGCAGACTTTTTTTTCTGGTAAAAGGAACAACCTTCCCGAGGCGACCACCTTAGTATAGGCCAGAGATGAAAAAATTTATTGCACAGAACGCTCCTACCGAGGGAAACTCGGTAAGAACAAATTGTCCAGAATGTGGTGGACGGAATACTTTTACGATTAGCAAAATTCATGGCAAATTGATTTGGAATTGCTACAAAGCCTCATGTAAAATATCTGGCGCTGCACAGCAAGAACGTTCAAAATCAGAAATCGCTGACAAAATCCGAGAAACTATCACTTACTGTCATAGCAACCAAAACTTTTGTTTGCCCTCTCAGTTCACACCTTTTTCAGAAAACAATCGTGCTTTAAATTACCTCACACGTAATAATTGTATGGATGCGTATCAGAATAGACGCGCACGTATAATGTATGACCCTAAGCAAGATAGAGTTGTATTTCTAGTAACTGAAGATGACCAGGTGCATGATGCAATAGGACGTAGCTTGAATAAAAATACTGTACCAAAATGGTATAGATATGGAAAATCTAGCAAATTATTTAAAGCTGGCGACCACAAAGAAGCTATACTAGTAGAAGATGCAGCATCTGCGTGTGCCGTATCCCCCGTTGCAACTGGCGTTGCTCTTCTTGGCACTAACATGAAGGATGCAGATTTAACTCAATTAAAACAATATGATACGGTGTATGTATGTTTAGACCCCGATGCCACGCGCAAGTCTCTTGACATTCACAAGTACCTATCGTACTTTGTAAATTCGAAAATTATACGAATACAGGATGATTTGAAGTATTTTGATGCACAGGAGATACGACAATTACTACAGAACAGCAGTTGATAAAACTACTCCTAGATAAGGAGTTTTTTGACAACAATAAAACCAGAGTCATGCGGTCTATGTTTCCAAATGAACTGGCAGACTTGTACGATACTATAGTAGATGGACATGATAAGTACGAGCGTGACCTCACAATAACAGAGTTACGTGAGCTGTTCCGTGTCAATAACCCCACCGCCACCAGAGCAAAGCGAGAACTTGTCGCTGAGATATTAGATGATGTTGCTTCCTATGCTAATATAGGTAGTGATGTAGCCGAAGATGTCTTGACAAAATTATGGCAACAAGAAATAGGACGCCGTATTGCTGACATGGGCCTGGCGATGATGGAGGGGCATCCTGAAAAACTATATGAAATCAAAGACTTAGTAGAACGCTCTGAAAATGGCTTTGTACCAGATGATGATGTAGAGCCTGTGACTACTAATGTTGAAGAATTATTGCAATACATGGACAACGCTGACTGTTGGGAATTTAACATCCCAAGTCTTGCAAAAGCTGTGCGCGGTGGTAAAGGCGGTGAATTTATGATTGCCTTTGCTCGTCCCGAGATTGGTAAAACGGCTTTCTATGTATCACTTGCAGCATCTCCTAATGGGTTTTGTTCACAAGGTGCCGATGTTCACATCATTACTAATGAAGAACCAGCCATACGCACCATGCTACGCTCTGTAATGGCGTACACAGGTTATAGTCGTGAGCAAGTATATATGAATAAGCAAAATGCTTGTCAGAAATTCACCGAGATTGGCCCGAACTTGATTATGCTAGATAAAGTGGATGCCAGTATTGAATGGTTAGACAAGTATTGTGCAACAAAAAAACCCGATATACTTATTATTGACCAGCTTGACAAAATTGACGTCGCTGGAACATTTGCTCGTACAGATGAAAAGCTTCGTCAGATATATTTAAAGTTTCGTGAGATTTGTAAACGTCACGATTTGTTTGGTATTGGTATTAGTCAGGCATCTGCTGATGCAGAGAACAAGACTAATGTTACCTATGCTATGATGGAAAACAGTAAGACAGGTAAAGCTGCAGAAGCTGACCTTATAATTGGAATCGGTAAATCAGATATAACAGATAACAATGACAACCGTCGATATTTGACAATATCTAAAAACAAACTCACTGGATTTCATGGTAATATTGTATGTAACCTAGAAACTGAAACAAGTAGGTACACAGCATGATTACAGTATTAGATGTAGAAACAACCTTTCAAAAAGACCCTGAGACACGTCGCACTGACCCCAGTCCCTTCAACAGTGATAATAAATTAGTGTCTGTGCAATATGCTACTGAAGGCAATGCTCCTGCTATGTGCTGGTTTTATCATGTCGATGGAACCATTAATAGCCGCGATTCATTCACAATAATTCAAAACGTGCTTGATAATACAAAGTTATTGGTAGGTCACAATATAAAGTTTGACTTAGTGTGGCTGTGGGAAGCTGGCTTCGTATATGATGGGGAAGTTTATGACACGATGATTGGCGAATACTTATTGTTGCGGGGACAAAAGCGCGGCATAAGTCTAGCCGATAGCTGTGAACGACGTAAAGTATCCCTTAAAAAGGGCGAATTAGTTAATGAGTATCTTCACAATGGTATAGGTTTTGACCAGATGCCGATGGACATTGTGGAAGAGTACGGGTTAGCAGACATAGTATCAACGTATGAATTGTACCATGCTCAGCAAGAGTTGTATTCACTTGACAGCAACTCTGCTATGCGTAAGCATTTGAATTTAATGAATAAATTCTTGCTTATACTAGCTAGTATAGAGCGTAACGGTATCAAAATTGATTTTAAACAACTTCACAAAGTTAGGTCTGATTACCAAATTGAGCGCAGTAAGCTACGAATCGACATGGAAGATATATGCCACTCCGTGATGGGTGACCGTTTAATTAACTTTGCATCACCTGAGCAACTTAGCCAACTCATCTACTCACGGCGTGTGCTTGATAAAAAGAAATGGGCAGAGACATTTAATATAGGGCTGAATGAAAAAGGCAAGCCTTTGTTACGCCCTCATATGCATCCTTCACAGTTCGCTAAAAAGGTTCGCGAACTCACAACTAGAGTTCACAAGACTCGTGCTGAACAATGTGGTAACTGTAAAGGTAAGGGCGAGTTCTATAAGATAAAGAAAGATGGTAGCCGTTGGAAAAATGCTACACGCTGCAAATCATGTGGCGGTGATGGGTTTATCCAAGCACCCTTGCCTAAAATCGGTGGACTCACAATGAATCCAAGCGGTATTATGGACGTATCTGCTAGCGGGTTTGCTACAGATAAAACCACGTTGGTTCGATTACTCAATTCTGCGGTTCACAAGGGTAACGATGAAGCTGTAAAGTTCTTAAAGTCTTCAATCCGACTGAACGCTGTAGATGTGTATTTAAACAGCTTTGTAGGGGGCATAGCGCGTAATGTTAAGCAAAATGGTATCCTACACCCTAAATTTAACCAGTGCGTCACACGGACAACTAGGCTGTCTTCTTCAGACCCTAACTTTCAGAACCAGCCCCGTGGCAATACCTTCCCAGTTCGTGCTGTCGTTATATCCCGCTTTGAGGGCGGCTCCATCCTACAGGCTGATTATAGTCAGCTAGAGTTTCGTGTTGCAGCACAGCTATGTGGCGATGAGAAAATGAAGACAGACATCATGGAGGGTGTCGATGTTCATAAATATACTGCGTCGGTTATTTTCCAAAAACCCGAGGCTGATGTCACGAAGGATGAAAGAACTGCAGCAAAGGCTCATACATTCAAGCCTCTTTACGGGGGCACGTCTGGTACACCCAATGAAGTCCAGTACTATAAAGCCTTTGTGGAAAAGTACCCATCCCTTGGGAAATGGCATCAGGCTTTACAAACTGAGGCTGTTACGCATAATTGTGTTAGGTTGCATACTGGTCAGCAATTTTCTTTTCCGGATGTTAAACGGCTTGCTTCTGGCAATGTCTCAAACGCCCCCGCCATCAAGAACTACCCTGTACAAGGTTTGGCAGGGGGTTGCGTGGTGCCGCTCGCACTTATTTCGTTATACGATGAACTTAGAGATAACAAATGCAAATCTATTGTTATCAATACAGTTCATGACTCAATAGTGCTTGACGTATACCCAGGCGAAGAAGAACTTATAGCACGCATCACACATGATGCTATGGTCAATGTCGATAAAACTTTTGAAGACTTGTATAATGTAAAATGGGATGTTCCTTTAGCTGTTGATGTTGAAATAGGAACTAACTGGTTGGATATGAAGGAATTTAACGTTTAAGGAACAAAGTATGACAAACTTATATAAATTAATCATGGACAGTAAACACAACCCGTTGCGTAACATACCTGACATGAACACACGTCACATGATTATGCAAGTGTTGGCATGGATGTGGTGTATTATATTCAGCATGTATCTGGGTAGCATTGTTGCCTTTGGTATAAGTGCCGCAATACATGCACTGTTGATAGCTGGTGTGTTTATCACAGCAGGTGTATTTGAGACAGCTAAGCGTAAGCCACAGTATTTCGGTGGGCTAGGCCGTGGTGCAGGTGGAGAGCATGACTAAGTGCAAAGACTGCACATACAATGAGCGTGGCATACTGATACATACCTGTGGCCCTTGTGAAGAAGAGGCTATTAAAGAAAGAATTCAGTGGTGGCAGGACGGTAAAAGAAAACTGAAAGAAAAAGAAAAATGAAAGAATTTGCTCTTGTAATAAGTATGTGGGGACACACAGGCGTTGAATGGGAATTTATTGGTAATCAATCCATTTTAAAAGAAACGTTATCCCAAGAACAATGTGAGTTTTTATCACATGAAGAAATGTGGAACCATGAAAACCAAAATAAATATTACCAAATATTAATCCAATGTTATCCGACGGATAGCGCCGTGCTTGACTAAGGAAGCTCTTTGTGGTATAAAGGGGTATAGAAGAAGGAGGGGTAAATGACAACATTACCTACCGTTACAAACACTACATCGTTTGAACAAATCGCCCAACTTATTGGGCAAGACCAACCTTCAAATGGTTCAAAGTCTTTGAATCTTTTGAAAATTAATCGTGACCATGAAGACGACAGTGGTCGTTCGATTCCTGCTGGTTCGTTTTATATGAATACGCTTGAAGGCGCTGTTTATGGTAAAACAATGTCTTTTCAAGTATTTATGCAGCGTTACCAGTATACACATTATGATGCGGAAAACAATGAAATGGTTTCCAAATCAGTTATGGCTCAAAATCTGTACCCACAGACTGAAATACCTGACACACTTGGTACTTTCCGCTGTGGTTCAGTCCCATCGAGCCAGCGTGATACTCTGAGCGCAGAGGAAGCATTGAAGCAAAAAAATATCAAGTGCTTCCGCCTGTTGTTTGGAAAAGTTACGTTCAATGATGCTGTAGATGCCAATGGCAATAGTATTGAAGTTAAAGATGTGCCAGCCTTGTGGCGTGCACGTGGCTCTAACTTCATGCCTATTTCTAAGCCTCTTGATGCATTGTCTGCTCAGAAGAAGCCTTTCATATTTTACTCATTGAATGCTTCTCTAACTAAACAAAAGAACGGTGGACTTGTTTACTATGTTGCTGATTTTGAAGTCGGTAAAGGCCCACTGGATTTTAGTGAAGAAGACCAAAGCTTGCTTCAGTACTTTGCTGAGTACGAAACAAATGAAAACAAGCAGGTTATGTCTGAGTATGATAAGGCCTTGCGTATGCAAGGTACAGTCATCGACGGGGATGTTGCAGAATCATTAGACGATGCTCTTAATGATGACCTAAGCAACTTTATGCAAGCATGAACGTAAAGCAAAGCCGCCTTCTTTCGTTCCTTTCCAAGGCGGCTCGTGGGGAGGCCTCAGTGCCTCCTCACATCCTTGATTCTTTTTCTGAAGCGGCTAGAAACGCCTTAGAAAAACATTTCACAGAAGAGAAAAAAGAATTTACTTTGCGGATGAGCAACATAGGCAAGCCCCTATGTCAGCTGCAAATGCAAGCCAATGGCGTTGAAGGTGAGCCACGTACGTATGATTTTAAGATGCGTATGATTATGGGAGACCTTATTGAAGCGCTGTTGATATCACTGATGGAAGCATCAGGCATAGAAATAAAATCCAAACACGGTAAAGTTTCGTATAACGTCGATGGCACTATAATTAATGGTGAGTACGATATCGAACTAGAAGATGGTATTTGGGATATCAAAACTGCCTCGCCTTTTGCATTTGAACATAAATTTAATGCAGATAACGCTCATGAAAAAATCAAAGCAAATGACTCCTTTGGTTACATAGCACAAGGGCTAGGCTACGGCATGGCGTCAAATAAGCCATTCAAAGGATGGATTGCTGTAAATAAGTCCACCGGAGAAATTGTTTTTGCCGATGCTGTAGAATCTTCACAAGAGAAGGATGAAGTTAATGCGAAGATTTCGAAATCCATTGTGGCAACTAATGGCTCACAACCTTTTGAAAGACAATTTTCTGATGCCCCCGAGGTATTTTATAAGAAAGAGACTGGTAACAGAACCTTGGGAGTGGAGTGTTCCTACTGCGACTTCAAACACTCCTGCTGGCCAAACCTCGAATTCAGACGACAGTTACCGAGCAAAGGTAAAAACCCAAAATTCGTCTGGTACACACACATCACTGACGAGTGGAGAGAACGTGACGCTGACAATTCAATATCAGGCAGCTGATGGTACGTCGCAAACTAAGTTCATCAAAGTTAACGAAAGTGAAGCGTCGGAGTTTATCAACGAGCTCAACGAAGGCGCCCCGTTCCCAACGCTCTGGTCAAAAAACCAAAGCTTCATCTTCCCAGCGGACAAAATCTTCGAAATCCGTATTGAAGAAGAGGATGTCCCCGAGGTCAGCGAAAGCCAAGGGGAGGAAGCTACAGACGTGGGTAGTGGAAAAGCTTCTTGAGACATTTAATAAGTTGACTGACAAGGATGTTCGGTCAACTCCTATGGGGGTCAACGGTGTTGATGTCCAATTATCTACGGCGGCATACGAAAGGTTTCCCTACGACATAGAATGTAAGAATACAGAGCGTATGACTACATTGTATAATTATTATGAACAAGCTATTAGTCATGATTCTGGAGGGGAACCTTTACTTATTGTGAAGATGAATCACAAGAAACCGTTAGCTATCGTCGATGCTGAACATTTTATAAAGGTAGTATCATGGAAAAAATAAATTTAAATCCGGGCGATTCCGCTGTAGTTATACGCCACGAAGAAGGCGAAGATTCTGGTTTTGATATTGAAATATATCATTATCCTACAGAAGCTATGTCAGAAGATGATTTGACATTTTATGCTCTGTTAACCAGAGGCATGGCATACCATGCGGCACAAGACACTGACCATGTGCTTGACATGGGACGTGAAAGTTTTGGAGACAAAGAAGTAACGATAACACAACATTGAGGATGTAATGCTAAAACATGTAGATTTATGCAGTGGCATAGGGGGCTTTGCCCTCGGTTTTGAGTGGGCTGGTCTATCTACACCACATCTGTTCTGTGATATAGAACCGTGGTGCAGGGATATACTTAAACAGCACTGGCCTAATGTACCAATAAAATCAGATGTAAAGGAACTAGCAAATGACCCAGATAGATTTATTCCAGACTGCGACATACTCACCGCAGGATATCCATGTCAACCCTTTTCTTCCGCAGGGAAGCGCAAGGGAGAGGAGGACGACCGCCACATCTGGCCGTACATCCGCACAATCGTTGCACACAAAAGACCCTCTTGGGTTGTTTTCGAAAACGTTAATGGCCACATCAGTTTGGGGCTCGACACAGTGCTCTCTAACTTGGAAGCCGAAGGCTACACCACAAGGCCGTTTGTTATTCCAGCTTGCAGCGTCGGTGCACCGCACAGAAGAGACAGAGTCTGGATTGTGGGCCACACCGAGGACAACGGATGTGACAGGGGGGCCGAGACAGTTGGACGAGAAGGGATACAGAGTGAGCAAAACCAATCCCAACTTGAAATTTGGAGCAAACTTAGCAGACCAAGTGAAGATGTGGCCGACACCAAGAGCATCAGAGTACAAGGACTGCGGCCCAGTGGGGAGCAAGAGTCACACACACATGTACGACAGGAAGTATCTGTGCGCAACAGTCAAGATGTGGCCGACACCGACAGCGACAGAACGGAGTGGAGTAAACCCGAAAACGGGAAAGGGGGCAGGGCTGTCGAAAGCAGTGCAAATGTGGCCGACACCTTCAGCCAGCGAACACAAAGCGGGTCTGCCGGGCGACAAGATGCAAAAAATGTTGGGGAATCATCCAGAGGTACGGAACAGTGGAACTGGAACATTGAACCCGACGTGGGTAGAGTGGCTAATGGGATACCCAAAAGGGTGGACAGAATTAAAGGATTAGGCAACGCCATAGTCCCGCAAATTGCACAACAAATTGGAACAGCAATAAAGGTTGCACATTATGGCTAAAAAGGGTGATTTAGTAAACAACCCTCCTCATTATAATCGTAGCGGCATCGAGTGCTTAGATGCCATTGCTGCCGCTACTAATGAAGGTTATGAGTATTATTTACAAGGTAATATTCTTAAATACTTGTGGCGCTATCGTTACAAGAGCAAGCCTCTTGAAGACTTGCAGAAAGCGCGGTTCTACTTAGACCGCCTTATCTCGGTATTAGAAAATGGCACAACCTCAAAAAGTAAAAGCTAATATTGTAATTACAGCTAAAATAGATTTAGAAGAATTTAATATGGACATTGACGAAGTTCCTGATATAGTTAAAGAATATTTAGAAGATTTGCTGTATGATATTGAAGGTTTAGAACCTGTAAAAATACTTGTGAGGACAATATGACGCAAACCAAGTTAACTTTATCATCGTATCAAGAAAACGCTGTAACGACAGCTATATATCCAGATAGCCATAAAATAACTTATCCTGCACTAGGTTTAGCTGGTGAAGCGGGAGAGGTAGCTAACAAAGTTAAAAAATTTGTTAGAGATGGTTATGATAAAGAAGGTTTCGAACAAAAGAAAATAGAACTTGCGTACGAACTGGGGGACGTCCTGTGGTATTGCGCAGCGCTAGCCCGTGACTTAAATTTTGACTTAGGCGATATTGCTAGTCATAATTTAGATAAGTTACGTGACAGGGCAGAGCGTGGTAAACTACAGGGCGATGGCGACAATAGATAAGAGGAAAAGATGAGTAACGTAACGCTACCAACATATTATCAACAATTTATTCATAAATCACGTTATGCACGATGGCTAGATGATGTAGGCCGTCGGGAAGAATGGCATGAAACCGTTGGTCGGTATATGGATTTCATGAAAAAAACATTAGAAGAAAAGCAGGGTTATAAAATTCCTGCTAAAATTTTTGATGAAGTAAAAGAAGCTATACTGCATTCCGAAGTAATGCCGTCAATGCGAGCTATGATGACAGCAGGTAAAGCACTTGAGCGCGATAATACAGCAGGATACAACTGCTCGTACTTGCCTGTGGATGACCCTAAAGCGTTTGATGAAGCCATGTATATTCTTATGTGTGGCACCGGTGTAGGTTTCTCTGTGGAACGTCAATACATAGCAAAGCTACCAGAAGTTCCTGAGCTGATGTTTGAGGCAGATGAAACTATTATAGTTAAAGATAGCAAAGAAGGTTGGGCAAAAGCTTTCCGTAAGTTGCTAGCATTATTGTGGACTGGGGAAATTCCTAAGTGGGATATGTCCAATATACGCCCTGCGGGGGCTAAGCTGAAGACATTTGGTGGGCGTGCGTCTGGGCCTGGCCCTCTGACGGAACTCTTCCAGTTCACAATAGATACATTTCAGAAAGCAAAAGGACGTCGCCTAACTAGCTTAGAATGCCATGACATTATGTGCAAGGTAGGTGAAGTTGTTGTATCTGGGGGTGTGCGTCGTTCTGCTATGATTAGCTTATCTAATCTGTCAGATGACCGTATGCGACATGCAAAGGTTGGAGAGTTTTGGAAGACCAACCCACAACGTCAAATGGCTAACAACTCCGTATCTTACACAGAGAAGCCTGATATGCAGACCTTTATGCGTGAATGGATTTCTCTCGCCCAATCAGGTACAGGTGAACGTGGCATGTTTTACCGTGGTGCAGCACAGAAGAAAGCTGCAGAAAATGGGCGACGTGACCATGAGCAAGAGTTTGGTACAAACCCATGTTCTGAAATTATATTACGTCCTTACCAGTTCTGTAATTTATCTGAAATTATTGTTCGTGGTGATGACGACGTTGAGTCGCTACGTCGCAAAGTACGTATAGCTACAATCCTTGGCACGTGGCAGTCTACTATGACTAACTTTCCATATCTGCGCCGTATATGGTCAAAAAATACTGAAGAAGAAAGATTATTAGGCGTATCAATGACTGGCATCATGGATAACGCTATTCTGAATGGCACCAGCGCTAAATATGGTAATAATATTTCGTCAGTGCTACAAGAGTTACGTCAGGTTGCTGTGTCTACTAACCAAGACGTAGCTAAAAAGATTGGCATAAATCCTTCAACTGCTATTACTTGCGTCAAACCTTCTGGCACAGTTTCACAACTTACAGATTCTGCTTCTGGTATTCACGCTCGCCACAGCAGGTTTTACATTCGCACTGTGCGAGGAGACAAGAAAGACCCACTCACAAGATTTATGATGGACAAAGGCATTCCTTACGAAGACGATAACTGGAATCCTATTAATACAGTGTTTAGTTTTCCTGTCCGTGCCCCAATAAAGTGTATAACACGTAAAGAAAAAACTGCTATCGAACAGCTTAATTTTTGGAAACTGTATGCTGAGAATTGGTGTGAGCATAAGCCGTCTGTCACAGTTAACGTAGCAGAAGATGAATGGTTAGAAGTTGGTGGTTGGATTTATAAGAACTTTGATATTGCATCAGGTCTATCTTTCTTGCCTTTGGATGACCATGTGTATGAGCAAGCCCCTTATCAAGACTGTGATGAAAAGACTTATAATGAGTATGTTAAAAAGATGCCGCTTGATATTGACTGGACTAAGCTTGCAGACTATGAGCAGGAAGATAACACTGTATCAATGCAGACACTGGCCTGTACAGCGGATAGCTGTGAGATTGTAGACATTGCTTAGGGGGTTCATATGTCTCAAAATGCTGTTGAACGGTTTTATCATGAAGGTCGTAAGGCCTTCTACCGTTATCAAAAGATAAAAAAGGGGCATAAAAATATTTACCATGCTTCATCCAATCCTTACACATCTAATTCTTTTAGAGGCAAAGAATGGGAGCGTGGGTATAACTCTAGCTATTTTCAACAGTTAGAAAGAATTACCGGTGATTGAATGTAGCGGATTAGATTTGTTATGGTGGCAGTGGTGGATACTTGTAATGATTACAGTAAACACTCTGCTTAACTTGATTGTGTTCTTTAAACACAGATTTAGGAGAGATAAAACATGAGAAATATATTGATAAATGCTATGCGTTCCTACCTTGTAGGAGGTATAAACAAGCATCTTGCTAATATAGAAGTGTACATGAACACAACTATAGGCATTGGTGAACATTCTGACATCATTGAAACTATTGAGTTAGAACTTGACAAAGTTGCTGCGTATCATGATAAGCTGGAAATGCTTACAAAGTATTTTCCGCTTGAACAGGTGGAGCAAAAAGAAGAAACTGATGAAGAGTCTTGAACCCAGCATAGCTGACCGCAAAAAATTTGACCTTGATTTGCAATACGGTAAAATCCGTGAGCAAATGGTAGCAACCATGCTACAGGATAAAAAAATTGAGGTTAAGTCTGAAAGAGACTTATGGATGAAAACAGGCAATATCGCCATAGAATACGAATGCTATGGCAAGCCTAGCGGAATCATGGCTACACAAGCTGATTTCTGGTTTCATAATTTGTGTATTGGGGATGAGACTTTTGCTACTTTAGTGTTTGATGTGAAGGCGTTACGGCGTATAATTGACAACCTAGATTACAAAAAGTCCGTAAGAGGTGGGGACAATTATGCTGCAAAGATGTATCTACTGAACATCAAGAAGCTATTTTCAACTGACGTAATAAAAGCTTTTCAAAGGAAAGATAATGTCTGCGACAAAAGTATTGGAAATAATGAGTGAATTAGATGTTCACTTAACTATAACAAGGAATGGTATAGGTGTTACAGCGTCTTCTCTGCAGGACGTAGAAGCATCTTTTAGCGAATACACTTGGGCAGAAATTATCAGTGACCTAGTGGATAGCCATTCTGTTCCTGTGTTAGGAACACATGATGAAAAGATTAGCGTAGAAAGCTATGACCATTTACGGGAATGCTCAAATAAAATGCGCTCCGCATCAAATATACTTACGGAGCGCCTTGATAATATGAATGTGATTAGGCCAGTTAATTAAGCATGTCTCGTCCATAATTAGATGAGCTATCTAACATACGTTGAGTTTGTTCTTCTGTAGATTCATTTACTCTCTGTTCTGACATTGCAATATCAGCAATAATACTACCAAAAGCTCCTTTACCAAAGAACATGGTACGGAGCTTTTCTGCTGTTGACATTGGTTTTCCTGTACCTGTCACTGCTTTAACAAACTCATCGTTAGCAAATAATTTAGCTATTCGTGCTTGTGTTCCTAGTCGTGCAATACCTGCAATAAATTTACCAGGGTCTACAGTAAACATTTCCCCAATAATTTGTGCACCGGCAAGTGCGGAACCTGCGTCTGCACCTGCTGTATTGATGACGCCGGCGTATTGAGTCAACGCGTCAAGCATTTTTTCATCTTGTTCGTTCAGTATACCTGTTTTGCCAAATTGACCAGAGTTTCTAAGCTTAGTTACAATATCTGTAAATGCAGCTACATCAATAGTTAGGTCACCTACTTCCCCAAAAGCACTATTCTTTGTAATAGGTTTTAAAACTCCGCTATCAGTTGAGATTATATAATTAAGTAGCCCACCTCTTAAGTTATTAGATAGCTCTTTAGATTTATCTGCATTAATCCCTGCACGACGCATGGGAGCAGTAAGTTCTGAGAATCCAACCAGCATGTCATCTTGTTGCATATTTAATATTCTGGAGAAAATGTCAGACATTCTTTCTCTGCCTGTCATTTTTATAACTTGTTCAGTTACTCCCCCACGTTGAAGACTAGCAATAAGTGTAGCATCATTACGTATCTGATTTTCCATCTGCTCATCAATGCCAAGCAAACGTAATTGTGGAGGGTCAAATGAATCTAAGAATTTAACTACATCACCTGCTTGTGTAACATCTGCGGGGTCAGTAGGTATAGCCCTAGCTAATTTTGAAGCAAACGCATCAGCAAATGCCAATCTAAGTTCTGTTAAAGCTTCCTTAGCTGGCCCTTGGGCCATTTCTAACGTAGTTCCGCTTAACTTTGCTACGTTCTCTTCATCAGACAAGAAGTTACGTACATAGGCTTCCTGTGCTTGTATATTTTCTAAGGTTTTAACGGCAGGTGCCACGCGCTGTCCGCCTCCAGGCACAGTGCTTACTGCTTCCGCAAGGTTTGCAGGTTCGTCTTTTACGTCGCTGCGCCGACCTTGCCGTGCTTGAACTTGTAATCGTTGACTTGTTAGTTCGTCAGTTTCTTTATAAAATTTGTTAGCATCGACTAAATCGCTACGAATTTTATCAATATCTGCAATTTCCTCACGTGGGTTACCAATTAACTCAAGTAAATCATTTCGCATTCTCATGGCTTGGCCATACATCTTAAGATTTTTTGTAGCACCAAACTCACCAAATTGGTCGCGAGCCAGTTGACCATACCTAGATGCATACAACTGCAATAGTTTAGCAGGGGAATCAATAGTATTTACATCAAACGTGTACTCTGGATTTTTCTCTGCAAAATCTCTTACCGCAGCTTTTACTTGTGCTGGGGTAATGACTCTACTTCCATCGGGTTGAACCCTACCAATTGATAACAAATCTGTAGTCAAGTTATCTATTATACCTTCGCCACGTTCTTGTGTCGGCAAAGCACCAGCTACTTTTTCGCCTTTTTGAGCGGCTGCATCTGTGGTAGGAAGCACAGATTTTTTACCGGGCATTGTAGTTCTTATAGCGTCTAGGTCATATGAAGCATTAGATAGACGGTCAAATACATTGTTATACATACCACGGGATTCAATAGCGCGTAGACGTAAAAATAAATCCTCTAAACTTCCAAGGTCTTCCCCTATCTCTGTTAGATTTTTTACAGAATCTGGCCTGTTAATTACACTACGTAAAGTTTGAGAAAGTCCTGCTACAGCCTGTTGATACTCTGCAAAATTACCCTCACCTACATCATCACCATACTTCTGTAGATATGTTACTGCACTTTGTATTTGCTGTTTAACTTTATTAGGTATTTGTATTGATGTTTGCTCAGATAACGATGCTAAACGACCTACAATTTTATTTGAAGTAGCTTGTTGTAGCATGATGCTTTCAAGCGGAACACCGATGTCCATAGAGCCACCGGGTAGGGTATCTTCAATAGTTTCTTGTGCTTGAACTGCTGATTTAAAAGTAGTAGGTTTTAGCTTGCCCGATGCTCTTGCACGTCCCAGTGCAAGTTTCATTTTGTCTGCTAATCCGGGCACAGCCGCAAATGCCATTTCAAGTATACCTGCCATTTCTCTTTGAGATTCTGCGGGTGTTCGTTTATCTGTGGTAACCCCTTCAATCTGAGGCACTAATATTTTATTAGCTGCCTCTAATGCGTTAGAAAATTCTACAGCTTCTTGTTCGTTAAGTCCTAATTCATCCTGTAAATATTGTCGCCCTGTTTCAACTCCCTTACCACCTGCATATAACATATATACAAATGATATAGGCCCAGTAATAGGAGCAAAGGGGCCAGTTGCTGCAGATACACCAGCACTTGTAAGTAATGCAGTGCCAACTACAGCACTACTAGCCCCTACTTCAGCCAATAGACCGGGGGCTACACGACGTGCATAATCTGAAAAAGTTACTGTGGTGGGTTCAAAATCAGTAAAGGTGCCATCTTCTCGTTTTACTGATATGAATCTTGAAGAATCAAAGAGGCTTAGCTTAGGGCCGTCATCTTTAATCATACGAACATTATCTTCCCCAAATATACTTTCAAGTGCATTTAGGTATTGTTCATCTGTATCCGCTAGATAAAAACGAGATTGACCTGTAACTGCTTTATTATTAAGTATAGTAGATACTTCAGAACCTTCAGGGTTGAAGGCACCTTGCAAAGCAGAAGCTTTTTCATTCATACGAAGGTCTCTAGCGTCTCTGAATGCTTGTTTAGCAGCTTCTCTGGCGCCAGATTCTGTTGGAATAGCTAAGTCAGGACTCGGTATATTTATACCAAGTTCTGTGTCAACTTCATACGCTGGCCCTCTGTCTCTAGGTGTAACTTCAGCTACTTTAGGGTCAACAAAAGGTATTGCATCTATATCTTTTATAGGAGGAGGTGTTGTTGTAGCTACAGACTGTTCTGCACCCTCTTCATAAGGCATTCCAAGCATTGCTGCACCATAACTAGTGTCACTTGTCATAATTTATATTGCTCCATCTTGCTTCGCCATCTGCCATTTCTTGTGCGAAAGAATTTACGCCGCTATCTTGTGCGGATGCAGCTTGTCCTATCGTACCATAGCTATGTAGAGTGCTTCTATTTTGGTAAGTTGTTCTGTATTTTTCAGCACTTCCGCTATCTCTATAAGTTTCAACACGGTTAACAATACGTTGAGCTGCGGTGCCTAAAATAGCTATTTGCTTTTCATATTTCTTATATGCAGCAAAATTTTCCCGCCTTAGTTTAACAATTTCATCTTTGTTTAATAACTTGATGCCTTGTGTCCGAGCCATTGTACCAATAACGCTTCCTGCAACAGTGCTTTCCACATCAACTTCACCATTTTCATCAAATATGTTTATAGCGTTATTTTGATTATATCTAACGATTTGCATAGTTCTGTTATTTTCGTACATTCTCATGGCGTAATCTGTAGAAATAGCTTCAGTAAGTCCTAAAAGAGCTGCGGTGGCTCTTGTGCTACCAATTCCAGCATCATTAATAATGGCTACGTAATCAAGAACAATTCTTAAATCTTGGTCAGAAAGTCGAGGGTCTTCAAAGAGAGCATCTTTAGCACGTGATATAAGCGGCTTAGACAGTTGACGAAGCCTTTGAATTTCAGCTACAGCGTTGTCTCCTATTTCTAAATTAGAACCAATCAAGCTATTTGCCATATCAAATATATCACCAGTTCTTAATATAAAGTCACCAATGATGTTGTAACCATTTGGCTGCTTATTAAGAAGTTGCAACTGTTCCCCTAAAGAGAACATAATATTTATGTTAGCTTTATTCTTTTTATTATTTTCAGATTTTACCTTGTATCTAGGTTCAGGTATTCCCATTGGAGATTCCATATCTATTCTCTGTAAATTGCCATTGGGCCCAATTCTATAGAATTGACCGTCAGAACTCCTAAATGTGAATGCATTTACCTGTTCTTTAGCTCTAAGTTCAGCTTTTTTAGGGTCAATACCAGGGTTTCTAGCTATAAATACTTCAGTTAAATCCCGAACTTTTTTATCATAATCCGTCAAATCATCGCTACCTTCAGGCACTTGAGGAACTATATCTTCTAAAGTGTTATATATGGACTGAATCATATCAGTATTACCTTCTTGTTTAGCAATATCAAGTTGCTGAGGTAATTTAAATAGTAACTCCAATTGGTCTCCAGTGTAAAATCTACTTTTTTCACGTCCGTGCTTTACCGCATCATTTAAGAAGCTTGTTACCATAGCAAATTGGTCATCACTACTGCCAACCTTAAGAATTCCAGCTAACTCAAACACTTTATTAGCATACGCATCAGCATTTTTCACGTCACCAGCAAACTTTGGATTAGCTACAGCGGAACGCTTCATACCCATTATTTCTTGAAATATTGGAAGCGCCTTTTCGTATTCAGCTGGTTTAATATCTTTTCCAAAAAGCCTAGTACGCAAGGTTTGCAAAGAGTCATCATATACTGAAAAGAAGTTCTTTGCTTCTGGTGGGGATGCAAACGTAAGAATATCGTTTTGCATCGCTAAAATTTCTTCTCCAGATTTAGCGTCATCTGCACCAATCATATATGCAGCGTGCTCAGTTAAATAATTCTGTGCTAATTTTTTACCTTTTTCTGTTTCGAATATAGGTTGACCTGTTCTAATTGCGCTTAAGACGGATGATTGATTTTCTTTAATAACATCTTTGTATTTATCTTCTTGCCCTATAGAGAAGCCCATAGTTAGGTCAGGACGTGTTGGCATAGCACCTGCTACAATACGGTCATATGCTTCTTCTGTTACTCCTGCCCTATTTATAACCTCTGCTTTAATTTGGTCATCTGTTTTACCTTGGAATATACGCTGTAGAAAGTTTCTTTGCTTAGGTTGTTGAGTAGCTGTATCAGAATCAGTTAGCATTTGGTCAGTTTGTTCTACTGCAGGTGCTGCGGTACTCATAACTTTAGGAGCTAAGTTATCTCTATTGTTTACAAAATATTCTAAAGCTTTTCCTGAATCAGTGGCACCAGACAAAGTTATAAGAGTTCTTGCCAAGCTACGCATATCTTGTTCATCTATATCTTGTAATGATTCGTCGCCTTGTACAGATAGACTTGACGCTACATCAGTTATTAATTCTGATTCTTTATTATGTTCTGCTAGACCTTCTGCATACTTCTCGTGTGAAGCACCAAATTGTTGTAATTTATTAACAATTTTTTCTTCATCACTGACGTTTACTTGCTGAATAGCTTGCGTAGCAGTGTCCAAACCGCCTCGAATAAATGCTCCTAATGTACCCCGTAACATTATTCAACCTCCTTCGGGCCCATCAAACCTTTTGATGGCTGTGCTTCTTTTAGCTCTTCTAGCTTCTCTTCAACTTTAGGCATAAAAATATCATCACGTTCTTTTATAGCTTGTTTTAGGTTAGCTGCTTTTTCTATTGCGTCTTTTGTTTTATCTCCAGCGCCTAATTCATATTCTATATTTGCTTCGTTAGCAATGACAGCCAATGTCATCATAAGGTCTTCTGCTATCAGAATGGCTAAATCAGGTGAGTACAAGCCGTCTGAAAACCCGTGTAACAACATAGAATCTACGACTTTAGCCACAGGAACTTTTGCTTCTAACAATGCAAATAAATTAAATAGCGTTTCTTCGTCTTCAAACCTTTCAAAATAAAAATCCATGGCTTCATCTGGAGTTGTGAAGCGTGGGGGAGATTCCCATGGATAAGACTTTGGCGGTTTTGTTAATGACTGCCCAGGAATGGCCGCATCAAAACGTGACCTTTCTTTACCTGATGGCATGATAACAGTATCTGAGAACTCCATTATTTTAATGCCTTTACTTTTTTAGTTGTAGCAGATTCATTCAGCATTTTTCTTAATACTGCATTATATCTACTTGGCCCTCCACCGTACAAAGAGGGTGATGTAGCTTTAGCTGGGGTAGTTCTACGAGCGTTTGAACGTCTTCGTCCTGTTGGACGTTTGAACTTGTCTAAGCTCATAGGAGTAGGTGCTTGAACTGCGGGAGCGCTGACCCGGCTACCACCTCCAGTAAGCATATTAGTTGCCATTTTACCTGCTATTGCTGTTGCTATACTACCTAACATTATTATATTCCATTATGTTGATTGAATGTAAGCTACACCTAGAGACGTTAAGAAAGACCCTAAAGATGATGCCGTTTGTTGGTCAAGATATTCATTATATCTCTCTTTATTGACGTCAGCTTCCAACACAGCCATTGCCATATTAAAAGCACGGTCTGCTGAGTTTTCTGACGATGAATACGCATAGTCAGCCTCATCACGGAACTGTTGCCATATATTATTTTGAGCTGTATTTGATATACTTAAGTAATCTGCTGCTGCAACCTGATTAGCCGCATTTTGTGCCGCTGTATTTACAGTATTTGTTTGTCTGCGCCACGCTGTTGTACTTGTTTCAATTTCAAGAGCACGTGTTGCGTTATATTGCTCTCTGTTGTTTTGCATGTTAGCTCTAAATTGAGACATGGCATTTGCTTGACCAGCATTAGCTTGCGCGTTAGCAGATAGCACTTGAGAATTATGTTTATTTATATCTTGTGCTAACATCGCCATACTTTTATCTACATCAGTCATAGATGCTGCATTGGTTTGACGTGCTAGATTTTCTGCGGCTTGGTCAGACAACATAACCTGCTGTTGTGCTTGTTGATTGATTACATTAGCTTGCTGCGTATTAGATAAGGTTGCCATATCTAATCCTAAGAAAGCCTTAGCATTTTGTACAGCCGCTTGCTGTCTAGTATTAAGATTTGCCATATCAAGATTAGCCAAAGATGCCGCGTTAGCTAGCGCAGTTGACTGCTCAAATGACAAATTTTGCAGGTTCATAGTTTCCATCATCTTTGAATTTGCAAACTGACGTTGCTGTTCAAAGTTAAAGGTTATGTTAGCAGCTTCGGCAAATTTTTCAGCATTGAGGACGTTAGCTTGTTGTTGGTTGCTGAGTTCTTGTCCTGCCAAAGAAGCATTGACCTGCATTTTAGCGAGCGCCATCTGTTGACGATTTGACGTATTCGCTAAATCTATATTTAAATTATTCTGAGTATTGGTAAGACGAGCTTGTTGCTCGTTGTTCATAATTTGTGCCGCAGTTTTATAATAAGATTGGGAATCTTGTACAGCTATGGGTAGTGCTGATTCCATAGCCGCCTGTAGTATAGCGGCACCTGCCATGGAAGATGCTCCTAATCCTCTAGCAGCCATTTGAGAATTAGCTGTACGTATAGCACCAGCCGCCCATGCAGGAACTTGGCCATCAGTAAACTGTGCAGATAATCTTGATAACTGACCTTCTACAGTCATATCAGGTGTTATCTCCATTGTAGCACCTTGGATATTACTTACGAAGTCTGATTCTTGAGCTTGGGTATCTCCTAAGAAACTAGTGTCGGCTTTAGCACCTTGTATTTTTTCTGATTCGCCTACATCTCTACGTAGTCCGGGGTCAACAGTGCCCACAACTTCACCGGTGGCAGCTTGTGCACGTTCAGTTAGAGTTTGTTGTGCAGGGTCAACAAGTGACCTTTCATCTATTGTTCCTGTAGCTACTTCGGTTTTAGGTGCAGCTTTGTTTAAAACAGCATCATAAGTTGTGGCGTCAAGTCCTGCAAGTTGTTCAGCAGTAAATGCGTCTGCTTGTGCAGTAGGAGATGCTACATCTCCTATCAATTTACCTGTATTAGGGTCAATTAATTCACCAGATTGAACCTGTTGCTGTATAGGTTTATATAGTCCTTGCTCTGGAATTACCGGATTTACTGCCTGTTGCCCCATAAATTGGTCTATGGGCATAGTTTCTTCAGGCATTGGAATTGGAGGGATGCCATCAACTGGGGGAAAAGGTAGTGTAGTATAACCCTCATCTTTAAAAACGTCTGAATTTTGAGGGGTAGCCATGTCATCTATTTTAGCCATTGCATTAAATTTTTCTTCTGCTTTTTCCATGTCTTCTTTTGTAGAACCTGCGGGCATGGATAAACCTTGAGCTGTTGGTGATACCATGTCTTATCTCCTATACCTCATCAGGCCAGTTTGCTATAGGTGCTTTATTACCATCGGACTCAATCCACAGAGCATCAAACTCATCAAGTGTTGTGCAGTTATCTATAGCAGTTTGTATGTTATTTGCAGCCGTACGCACAGCAGCACGATATGTACTTATTTCAGAACTTAAAGTTTTACTGCTGTCTTCCTGTAAACGTATAACCATCCAATCTGTAAGCTGCAGCTTTTGATTAGCTTCTTGGTTAATAGTTTCTTTCCAATCTGTTTTTAATGTGTTTAAATTTCTAGCGGGAATTGATACTTCAGGTTCATTTTCCCAAACTAAACCATTGGCTTTTTTATCAGCGTCTGACCATATATTCCAATTGGATGGATGTTTTATTCCATCATCATCAGTCCAACTTGAACCTATGTTAATTAATTTATTATTATATTTCCAAGGCATATTTATATTATCCACTTCTTGCAAACTTATAGGGCATTTCGGCAAAAGCTACAAAGTAAGAAGCACCGTTTTCATTTCCAATATCTCGATGGCCCATTGTAAAACCACTAGATTCAAATTTACGTACTAATGAAGAACGATTGCTCTCACCAGTTTTCATAGAGTGGTGTTCCGCATGTACACCAAATCCTGAAACTTGAGGAATACCATATTTACTAGTTGTGCTATAAGACGAACGTTTTAAATCTCCTACATCAGAACCAAACACAGGACTATTAAAAATGGTTGGAGAAGTGTAGCCTTCTTCATTTTGTATAACTAAAGCAGGTTTAAATCCTAAAGGTAGGTGATTTGTGTTAGTACCATAACTATTATTAGATGGATTAAAACCATAGTTACCCCCTATACGAGAAAATCCTTCTTTCTCTGCAAATGCATATATTACATATTCTGTGCCATTGCTGTTACGAGCAGTTCCTAATGTTATAACACTTGAAGATGGAGCAGTGCTATTAGTTATGCTATAAGTAGATTTGTAATTATCTCCAAAACTTTGAAAACTGCTACTGCCATTTAAACTAAGGGCTGAGTGATAACGATACACATACCCCCCTGAAGTTGATAGGTCAGACATAATCATAAATTCGGGTGCAACATCTAAGCCGTGTCCTATAGTAGCCCCTGCTGTTCCATTTCCAGTATATTTTATTATACTTATGCCCAGAGTTTGGTTAGCTAAAACTGTTGCTGTTATAGTTCCGTCTGTATTAGATGATGAACTTCCTCCCAATTTCCAACAGTAAGCAAAGTATGTATCATCATCAGAATTATTATTTGTGTCCGTATCATTTCCTAAAGTAAAACCTGTAGAAGTAAATGAAGTTAGTCCTTCACTTGCAGTTGTTTCTGTACGTGTACTAGAAACAGACCCATTAGATGCTGCAGCCGCTTCTTGCAGTATATACTTTTTTGTTGCTCCTCTAACAGAATCATAAGCAACTGCATTTTTAGGAGTATTCCCCCCGCTATTGTACCCCTCTTTTATAATAACAATATCAGGTTGAAATCCCACTGTTACTGTATTTCCCCCCGAACCAATGGCTGTTCCGTTACCAGTATACTTTACTACTTTAAAAAAATCTGCTGGTTTTTCGTCATTTACAGGGTCAACCGCAGGAGTTAAATTTTTAGAGTGGATAGCCTTATGACCACTTGGCGGTGTATAATAAAATGTACCTACACCACCTAAAGCTGTTGCAGATGCAGACCCACTTGTTTTTTGACCATGAAATGTATCATCCTGACCAAAGTTAAAATAAACTTCTCTGTCATAGTCAGAGGGAAAAAGGTCAGAACCACCAATTGCCCTAAAAAAAGTATGATAATTTTCATTAGATAATGGAAGACTAATACTTCCTTGAGTCGCATTATTTTTATAGAAAGTTATAGTGCTATTATCACAATCTAAAGCAACTCCAATAATATCATCTGGACTTGCTGAATCTGCATACGCAGCACCATAAGAACTTACTACTTCTGTACCGTTTGTAATTACACTTTTATATCCTGAAGTATAAGTAGTAGCATCATTTCCACCAATGTAAGTAACAGCACTTCTCATTTGTCTAAAGCTGTTACTATTTGCATTGTCAACAGTCATTACACCTATGTGCATTTCTCTGTTTGTAGAATCTAAATTTATACTTTTAATATATACTTCCCAATACCACTTTCCTGTTTTTAAAGGTATTGCACCTATGTCATGTTGTCTATAGTGACTAGACCCGCTTGGCTCTTCATTAGCAAAACCGTGGTTACTATTATCAAATACAAATCTGTTTCCTTGATATATAGCAGCAACAGATTTATTAAAAGTTGAAGTTGGTGTGTCCGGAAGAATATTATACTGGTTTAAATTATTTGCTGTAAAATCATTATTATTTCCAGAGGTATCTTTTCCTATATCTGAAGAATCTTTAAATTCTAAATGATATCCTTCATTTCCATAAGAACCTGTATATTCTTTAGGTACAAGAACACCTTGTTTAGTTTCTGTAAAACTAGCTGGGGTAAGAGCAAGCCCATCCACCCAGTGAACATCAGCTATTCTACCATCAAAATATTCTTTATAAGTTTCGTTTACACTCGCATATCCTATTGTATGAGTAACGGCAGAAGCAGTGCTTGCAAAATAGGTATCATAGTAATCTATATTACCGTATGAGCTATATCCGGCAAGTCTAACACCATTGATGTACCATCTAAATGCATCTTCCGTATCTATACCGCCACCGCTTTCAGCATCAAACACTACGCAAACATGAAACCATCCACCCGTATCCCAACAACATGTATTTCCCGTACCATGGCTTTTGTTTCCACCGTAAGCAGAACTGCTAGTACTCATTCCATTACCATAACGTCTACTAGTACTATTTATTACAGTAAAATAATGAGTAGGAACAGAAGTTGCACCAGCCTCTTCAAAACCAAAACGTGTGCCGTGAAAGCCACTGTGTGCTTGGAAAAGACCCCAAAAAGGTGGATTACTACCAAAAGGACTGCCTATTGAACCTATCTGAACCCAAGCTGCCCATGTATGTGTGCGACCAGTAGCACTAGTAGCACTGTTAGCACTAATTGTTCTAGTTAAAGTAGAATCATCCTTACGATAAAGAGACAAAGATTTTTCAATCTTATAATCATAAAATTCAGGCGGGTTTGTGCTTGTTAAAAATTCGGATGAACCAAATGGCCCTGACATATTACACCTATGAAAAATCTAATTGTGCTGTTCCAAGAAGAATACGATTTGCTGCAACAACAATATAAGGAACGAGGTCAGTTTTAGATGCTGCACTTGAAAGTGTTAGTCCCGCACCTGTAGCTGTTTCGTAGTCTGTACCAAGAGAAACTGTGCGTCCACCTGTGCTGTCTTGTATAAATGCGATAAACCCAGATTGACCTACCGACTCTGTTGTAGGGTTAGCTAAAGTCACATTACCTGTAAGCGTAAGAATAAAATTTTGATTGGCTGAAAAATCTAAAGTGACGCTTCCTGTATTACTAGTATCTGTAAGCGTAGGTGCAGACACACTACCGTTAAAGGTTGTAGGCCCGTTAAATATACCGCTATGCACACTAAATGTGTCATATACTATAACTTCAATAACATCACTAGATGATATACCAGATAAACCAGCAATTGTATTAGCGGTAGTTGTATTATAGTTTGTACCTGCAATAAGACTTGTGCCATTTTTTGATACATCTACATATTCACCATCACTGAATACAAGAGTATTACCATTATCATCAGCACCTGAAAATGAAGTCTCACTTCCTGATGCAGTAAAATAATACCTTTGTCTTACCGCTTGTGATGGGGTTTTTCCTATATATGCCATGCTATAATCTCTCTAGAAATCAATTTTAATTATGATAAGTATCACTTAATTCTATATCATTTGCTACCCAATCATACATTGCACCTGTTGTTGAGTTGCTTCCCTTTATAAAATACCAAGTAAACCCATGTGTAAATGCACCTGTCCAAATAGCAAGATTATCATTTCCTGAGACTGCAGTAAACAAACCAGTTGAATCTATATTAAAGGTATCATTATCTGCTTTCTTTTTTGGTATTACATGCGTATAAAAGTATTCTCTAGAGCCGCTTTGTGAATTATAATTGTAGTGCAATGTACCCCAACTAGGACTCGTGTAAGTTCTATCAATATTACTTGTTTGCGAATCTGAACCCATATTTCCATAAGTACCCATAGCAAATGAAAAAGTTTCACTACTAGTACATGCTACATCTAATTTAAATATTCCTTGTGCAACCCAACCATGTTCAACTTTGAAAGTTTGGGAAAAATGATTTTGGTCAATAGTATTAATTGTTCCATCTGCTTTATTAATAGTGCTAGTGCTAAAAGTAATGTTACTTCCGGTATTGTCTGCCGGATTAAATAAATAAAAATTACCCCAATTGTCAAAGTAATCACCACCCCAATCCGTCCAATAGTGTCGATAACTAATTCTTGCTGGTGTTAATATTGCTCCAGAACGAGGGCTATAGCCGTTAGGAATATTTATACCAGTAGTAGCAGATTGCATATCTTTTGTAACTGAAAGGGTTCTCATAGTAAAACCTTGTGTGCCAGTAAGACCCCTGGATTTTAAAAATTGCTCACCACCACTACCTGCTGCAGCCATTACTATTTTTTTGCTGGTTGCCATTATTATGCTATTTTTTCTATATAAACACTGCCGTTTGTTGTATCAGAGTAGTTTATGCCGCTGTTACCTTGTGTCAAGGTGGAGTTAGTTGCACCAGATTTAACGAAACTTCCACCGCCACCGCCACCGCCCCAAGAGTTCTTAGAACTAACTACAGTAACATAACCATCTCCTGCACCACCGCCAGTGTAGCCACCGCCACCACCACCAGCATTGCCACCGCCACCAGAGCCGCCGCCACCGCCAAATCCACCGTTAGAATGGCCCCCGACATCTCCGACACCACCTACAAATCTGTCACCACCATATGCGTTTCTAGAAACATAATCATCTCCATCAGAGTTCCAACCAGCACCACCGCCTGAACCGCCATATGTTAATGTATTACCCCCAGTTAGAGTTGATTTACCGCCCTCTCCTGTTCCTTTGTTTCCACATTGACGGTTTCCTGTGCGACTATTTACCCCGTAAGTAGCTATTGAACCACTTTCATTAGATGTATTAGCGTTGTTTCCACCTCGTCCATTACCACCTGTTGCTGGACTAGAACTACTGCCATGTCCAGTTCCACCACCGCCACCAGCACATATAATTAAGCCGCTACCGCCAATAGAACCAGTGTAAACCCAACTTCCACCACCACCTGCTGAACCGTTAATCGTACTACTTACACCATTTACAGCAGACGGTTGCTGACCTACAACAATATTTAAAACATCATTTTGGGATAATGAAAAGTCTGCTATTATGTTTGCACCTGCACCGGGAAAAGCGGGATGAAAAGTACCTGTATGTTGCCCCCCGCTTCCGCCTATAGCACGTATCCTGTATGTTCCAGATATAGGAACAGTAAACTGTTGAATGCCTGTTGTACTCATATTAAAATAGCTAGTATTCGTTAACCAAGTATTTGTAGAGGTTTTACTTGAATACGTAGAATGTGCTAATAAAGTAGCCAAACTTGGGCCATCTTTTCCTGTTACTCCTGCTGCTGTAAAAGTAAAACTAGTAAAAGAGAATAATTCAGTTTCACCACCTCCAGCCGCAGCCATAACTATTTTTTTACTTGTAGCCATAATTTAAACAGCATTCTGTATAGTAAAATCTAAATTATCATTCTCTATTGCATCTAAAATTTTATTATAGTTAACATCGGAAGTTTTTACAGGAACTGTTACTTCTTCGCCATCAATAGTGGCTATAATTTGTGTATAAGTATTATCTGTATAATTTGCCTCTGTAACTGCCATTATGATAAATCTGCACCAGATTGGAAGCCAAAGTAAGTTGTACCGCCATCCCTAGTAGTAAACACATAAATATCAACATCATTTGCACCACTAGAATCTGTTGGTTCAGTTCCCCCAGCCCAATCAACTGAGTTAGGCCAAGTTGTTGCGTATGAACTACCACCAGAATTTTGTTTCAACTCAAGTGTAAACGTAAACGCTGTCCCACTTGACGGTGGATTACTAAATGTATAAGTGGTTGCCTCTGATAAAGTATGAGAAAAATAGTTTGCCGTAGACAAGTCAAGAGTAGCTGCGCCACTAGAAGAGGTAACAGCGGCATAGCGTTCTTGATATGTTGCCTTTACAGTACCACCACCTGTAGCTGTTACTGCGCCTGTAACACCTAATGTGCTAGATAATGTTGTAGCACCTGTAACACCTAACGTACCACCAACAGTAGTATTACCAGACAAAGTAGTAGTTCCTGAAGTTGTAAAATTACCATTTGTAGTTAAGTTTGTAACTGTGATATCACTGTCAAATATGGGTGAAGGAACTTGACCAAGGTAAGGCATTAGGTTATCTCCATGATGCTCAGTGTCGCATCAATCTTTGCAGCAACGGAGCAGTCAATCTTTAACACATCTGTTGTTTGCATGATGATTTTGTTTCCTGAAAATAATTCTAAAGTAGAACCTGCAGGAATAGGAACATTATCTGCCAACTTAACTGTTTCATTTGTTTCAGTATCTGACGTATCACTTTCCAAAACAATATCTACAGTAACCTGACTTGTATGTACATTACATAGCATCATACCAATAAGCACAGTTGTTGTACTTGATGGTACTGTATATAATGTAAGCGGAGTACCAGAACTAGCTGGCATAGCCGCATTTGTTTTTACTTTAAAGGTATTTGCCATTTTATCCTCTTCGTATTATACCTTATTAATTAAGTTTTATCAACCTAGTGCGATTGCTAAAGCTGTTGGGTCTTCTGATGAAAAACCTTGACTAGTCATAAAAGTAGTAAGGCGAGACAGTGCAGCTTTTCTATTTGTACCCCCTGCGCCATCATCTACAATAATCAAGTCAGATGAGGTAAGGTCTGCACCTATATCCGTACCGCCATCTATTTCTAATGCAGCTAAATCAACTTTACCTGCTGTAGAAATTGTTGCTAGTTTTGTATCTGCAATCGCTGCACTAGCGTTAATATCTGCGTTTACAATCACGCCACTTCCAATAGCTGCTGTACCACCAGAAATAGTTATGTCGCCGCTGATACCACTTTGAACATATGTAGCTATACGGGTCATAGCGGCTTTACGATTCGTGCCCCCTGCGCCGTCATCAACAATAATCAAATCTGCATCAGCAAGGTCAGCACCAATATCTGTGCCCCCGTCTATTTCTAGAGAAGCTAAAGCAACCTTACCTGCTGTATTAATAGTAGCTAACATTGCGTTAGAAACAGAACCAGTATCTCCTGTACCAATAAGTGTACCTGTTGCCACAGGCAAGGTTAATACTGCACTACTACCTGCAGAGTGTGGCTGTGCTTGCAAAGTTTGTGCGTGAGCGTTAGAGGACTCACAATAGAACTTTACCTTAGATACATTGCCTGTTCCTGTACGTATGTCGATAAGACCATCAGATACAGATACACCGCCTGATGACCCATCACCATCAAGGTTTACTACACCACTACCATTTGGCAAAATATCAATGTTACCGTTAGATACAGATACAATATCCTGCCCATTAACATCAAGCGACCCGCCCAATTGCGGAGTCGTATCCGCAACTACATCTGTAATACCGCCTAGAGCAGATGATATAGAGGCTAGAGTAGTTTTCTTTAAAGCACTGGCACTGGCATCATGTATTAAAACTGTGTCATTTGATGTATCTAAAGATGTTTCTGCAGTTTGTCCTGAGATAACATTAGCATTAAGCATTGCAGTTTCAACAGCACCACTGGCAATAGTGATTGCACCAGCACTACTAATTGTTACATCACCTGATACAGCAACTGGGTTAAAATTTGTGCCATCAGCTACCATGATATGACCAGAGGTATTTGTACCCATGGTAATGTCATCGCCTGTAACAGTTAGGTCACCTGTTACAACAACATCACCGCTAAAGGTTGCTTGACCATTAAGAGCCATATCAATGTCAAGAGCAGTGATAGCAGACGAACCGTCTGTGCCTTTGATAGCAAAATTCTTATCTGCTGTGCTTACTGTAAATTCTACATCAGATGAGTTGTTGGCAATATCAAGAATTGATGTGCCATCATCTTTGAAAATAATATTTGCACCACCTGCATCAAGGATAATATCAGCGGTTGCATCAAGAGTAATATCTGCGCCAGAATCAATCTCTGCGATGACTGGTGTAGTAAGAGTTTTGTTGGTAAGGGTTTGTGAACCTGTTAAGGTTGCAACGGTGCTATCAATCGCAAACGTAACAGTGTTACTAGAGCCGCTGGTGTCAATACCTGTGCCACCAGTAAAAGTAAGTGTTTCGCTATCTAAGTCAATACTGAGTGCACCACCACTATCGGCTTGAAAATCTAAATCTTCTGCTGTAAGTTGGGCATCTACATATGCTTTAATGGATTGTTGTGTGGCTAGTTTGGTAGCACTGTCGGAAGACATGTCGTCTTCGTCTTTGATACCTGTTACTGTCGCCCCGTCACCTGCAATATTTAAGCTTGTGTTAGCAACAAGAGTTGTACCTGTAATAGCCGCAGCAGTTGAACCACCTATTACTACGTTATCTGCTGTGCCACCGTTTATGTCTGCTGTATCTGCTACAAGGCTATCTATATTAGCCGTACCATCTAAATGTAAATCTTTAAACTCAAGACTGCTTGTACCAAGGTCAATATCATTGTCAGTAACGGGTACAATAGCACCATCTTGAAATCTAATTTGTTCTGTTGTACTACCGGATACATCAACAAATACACCTATACGATTATTCGTGTCATCTACGACAACTTTATTGATAGGTGTAGCAACACCGGGGTCGCCAATTAAACCAATGACTGGCCCTTGAGCAGCAGAGCCATCATGTTTGTGTCCCGTTGTATTACTAAATACGTCTAATAATTTATTGAATTCGTCATTACTGTCCGAAGCATTAATAATATCTCCGTCAGTAAATGTTGATTGTCTAGTGTAACCTGTACCACTCATTAACGTCTTGCTCCCGCGTCAAATTCTAATTGAAACCCTTTTAGTGAATAAGGTGCTGATGTTCCTCTGTCATTAACTCGTAAGGCAACTGCAAAACCAGACCCTTCAATTGGCTGCCTAACTAAAGGATTTGATTGTCCACCGTATGTTGCTGTTCCATAAACAGAACTTCCGTAAACCGCTACAGAGGTTGCAGTATCAAATGGATACGCAGCAGGTCTTGGGACATTAGGGGCTTCATAATCATATCTTACAAATAAATCTGCACTAACGGTAGACTCTGGTGCGTAGTTAATAATAACTCTTTGGAAGTTTTTGCGTATACCTGCGTCTCCCATGGTTAAATCTGGAGACCTGTACTTACCAGTTATTATGTTACCATCAAAATCATTACCCTGTTCCTGACGATAGACATAGCCATCAAATTCTCCATGTAAAACAATGCTTTCACCGGCGTTTACAACGGAATCTGTGCAACTTGGACGTATACCTCTTAAATCTGAAAATTCATAATTTTCTTTTCTAACTGCAATTAAGCCAGTTGTGTTAGGCCTAGATGTGGCTGAGTTTGAAAAGAAAATTCTGTACTGAGTTTTATCAGGAACAACTACACTTTCAAATTCATCTACATCAGATACAGCTTGAAATCTTCTTTGCACAGGTCGGCTTATTGTACCAAGTTCAACGTCACCAATTTTTTCTGTACCAGCAACTGTGCGTAAGCCGTCAGGCCCAAGGAAAATTATATCTCCTGCTACTTCTTTAATTGTAAATCCGTTTACACACCCTATTTCTCTTGTCACAGGTTGAAGTACAAAATCAGCCGCAGTGTTTCCTGTTAGCTTAAATATTCTTTCTTCGCAAAAAATAAATAACGATTCACGAAAAGGAAATAAACCTGTTACATTGCTGTCTACTTTTACTGTACCGGCGCCATTACTTGTCTGAAAATCATTATCTGTGAAAGGTGCTGTAAATGTAATTTGCTGTGGGGTACTAGACATTCCAGCAAAAAATAATTTATCTTTGTGCCCTACAACAAACTTAGGGTCAGCAGGTGCCCCACTTGCATTTAAATCAGTAACGGTAGTGCCATCGTATTTAGACGCATGATTTGCCCCGTCCGCCCATACGATAAAATCTGTGCCAGCCAAGTTATAACGAAAGTGGCTATATTTACCAGCGCTTGTACGACCAGTATCTATTTGTGACCAACTACCTGTTGTTCCAGCTTCGTATACTTTTGTTCCACGTGCAGCAATTACTTTATTATTAAAGTGCGCTGACATTAAAACTGGTTCTGTTGCAGAGGCTGTTTGTGGAACAATATTACTATTCCACTTAGCATAACCGGATATACGACGATAACCACCTCGTATGTCAGGCTCAAAGTTCTGTAGTTCTAACGCCATTCCGGGTTGCATAGCAAACGTAGATTGGTCAAGAACTAGACCACCTTCGCACGCAAATACAAAAGGATTGAGGCCCGATTCATCCGCCATGTTTTATACCTAAAGTAATCCTGACCCGTATACCTTTGACCTTTCAATATATGTAGACCGCATGTAATCAAAGCGGTTTAACAAAATCGACTGCATATGTTTGATACCAGAATCAAACCTTGCAAAATTTAATTGGTATTGCTGGGACTCGCCACGATACTGATATGCATACGCTGTAGCACCGTCTACTATAACATGACTAAATTGGTCTGGGATACTTGGTGTATCGGTAGCATTAGTCAACGCTGTGGGAATTGTGTGATAATCAAATTTAAGTTGGTATGCTTTGTTTGGGTATGGGTATAAACCAAAGTTATTGTCGGGCGCCCGAAATACAAATTCAGGTAAACCTCCTATAACTGTAGCATCATCTTCTTGGTCTATAAATTTATCTACGTACTCTTTATATTCTAACACACTTAATGAGTTGCCTGGGCTTGCTAGAGAAGAGTCTTTGGATATACGAAAAGTTTGGTAATCAATGTGCTTAGCATCTGTAGGAATTGTGTATCTAGTTGTTCCTGCTACTAAAGTTTGTGTATGAGCTGAATGATTAAAAGGCCATCCAAACTCTCTTTGATTTATATAATCAATTGCATCATTTACAGCGTTCTTACATTGAATTTGAAAACCGCGAGCGTTTGAAAAGGTAACTGACGTTAACTCCACTTCGTTCATGCGATTTAAAACTGCGTTTGCTAATGTCAGGTAAGTTGCCATAATGTGCCATATCTATAAAAGGAGAGGCGATTGCTCGCCTCCCCAGCATTATTATGCGTTGTCGCGTGCAACCTCTGTTGCCAATTCCTGCGCACCGTTCACGTCTATGACGCAAGCGTATACACGGAGTTTACCTGTAGTGACATCTGCAGAACCCGCATTCAACTTCACATCAATTGTATCTGTAGTAGTTACAAATTGAACAAATGTTGATGCAGCACCTGTTGTCACATCATTTGCTTGACCATTAGTACCCTCTGCAAGAAAAGTACCAGCAGCGGCAGATACATCACCACCATCAATGATATCATCACCTTCTGCAAAATCAATATCTACAGTTGGAGATGACCCATCAAAAGAAGTTAGTATTTCTGCACCAGCAAACAACACAAAAGTATTTGCAGGTATTTCAAGCAGTTGGAAGATATCGCCATCGGTGCAACTATAGTCAGTAATTTTACTGATGTCTAGAATTGCCTCAACCATGCGCATATTCATACCATTGCGGCTTGCAGGAAGCACGGCAATGGAATTTGAGTTTACACCAGCAGTTGCTGATGCGGTCATGTCAAAAGTAGCCATTATTCTCTCCCTTAAGCTGCGTTGTACTTGGCAGTAACAATTGCTTCTGGGCGAAGAATCTTACGACCGTACAGGTGCATACCGCGAACGATGTCCGCAAAAGAATCTGGGTCACGATATGACTCAGTCTTTGTAATTTGTGAAGCAGACGCAATAGCTGATGAATGTCCGCCAACGATTACGCCAAAGTTAGCGTTTTGGTTAGCTGAACCAGTTGTACCAGCACCTGTTCCTACTGAAGGAAGGTTGTTTGATACATATACATCAAAGCCATGCAACTGGCCTATAGCAAGACCACCTTGCAGACCTGAGCCGCCAAAGTCTCCGTTCAGAAGACGTGAGTCTTCATCTTTGAGAAGTTCAACGAACACTGGGTCAATTACAAGCCAACGCCCCTGTGTGTCAACAAACTGCTGGTCAAGCAACCGGCCCATCCGTGCAATAACTTGCAGAGGTGAGGCAGTGGCTGTTGGCAGTGAAGTTGCACCAGGCAGACGAGCTGCCAGAGGAATTGAGTGGTCACCAGCAGAGCCAGTGGTAATATTACCAAAGCTGTCTTTGCGGAGCTTCATGCTTGTGAGAAGTTCATCAGAACCTGCAGTAGCAACAGCTTTTGAACCGCTAACTACATCGTTTGCGGCACCAGCTGCAGTGCTAAGTGCGGATTGCTTGAAACCAGCTAGATAACCTAGAACTTCTTGGTCATGCTGGTCACGCAGACGGTAGCCGGCGCGGTCAGATGCCAATGATTCAAAGTTAACATGGCTGTGAGCTTCTTCAATATCATCTACTTTAAATGCAAAGTAGTTGGCCTTGTCTACAACAAGGCTAAAATCTTCGTCGTCAAGGTCTTGTGGAGTAATTTGTGCACCACGAGCATATTCCTTAACGGTGATTTCTGGTTCTTTAATGATACGCACTGTATCACCAAAGTTTGCGATTTCACCGAAATAATCGGAATTAGTGATTGACTCAACGACAGAAGTTTTACGGAAAGCTTGCTGGACTTTTTGCGAGTAAATTACCGGGCTAAAGTTGCCATTCGGTAGATTACCGTATCCAGCGGCAGTTTTAAAAGCCATCGTATTCTCCTAAGTGAGGCTAAAAACACCGATTTTCTGAACACTTTAAAGGCCAGTCAGTTTAGGTATCTGCGTTGAGCAGGGCCAAACATCTCATGGGTAGTTTATAAGGGGAGAAAATCGTATACCCTGCTACGTAACAGGGTTACAACTTATATATAGTAAATAAAATAGCATCAGGTACGTAGAGCTATTGCGGGTTGCCTATGGGGGCCGCTTTTAAGTTTACTATATTTTTTACCACATTTACAAGTGTTTGTAAAGGGAAAACTTTATTATTGGCGTCCAGAAACATCATAAATGAAGTTTCCTGACTGAATTGCGTCCATAATTGCTTCTTCATGCTTTGAGTATTCTTGAGGACGCATCTTTGCAACATCTGACTCTTTCCACTGATTGGATTGAGATTCTTTAGTATCCGCTACATTATTCTGACCACGAGAAGTTACTGCTTTAGCAGCTTCTTTACTGGTATCTTTTTTATCAGCTTTTTTGCCTTGGATATTGCGGTCAACTTTATAGAGGTCAATTGCTCTAGCAGCTGCCCTAGCATCATTTTCATTTTCGTACAGAGCATTCTGCACCCATGTAGGCTGTTCTTGTACCCACTCATGAAATTCATTATCATTTCGAATGTCATCGAAATCAGGATGAAGCTGTAATAACTCTGCTTCAGCTCTTTTACGATTAGCGTCAGCCTCTCTTTCAGCAATTATTTCCAACCGCTTTTCAATAGTAGAATCAAGCTCTTGAGCCTTTTTGGTTGCAATTGTTTCAACGATTTTAGCAACGTCTGGATACTGTTCCGCCCAAGATGCAATCTCTTCATCGCTCTTAGGCAATTTAATTGCTTCTTTAGTAGCGGAAGAAAGTTGAGTTTCCAGTGCACGTATCTGCTCTTTTAATTTATCTTCTTTCTGTTGCGAATGGCGGCGTAAATCACCATAACGCTTTTTAAATGTTTTTTCTTCAGGATTGAGACTTTCGGTTTCTGCCTTATCTTCTTCCTCCTCTTTTTGGTCTTGAAGAATTTGATTGCGCTCTTCTTCTAACCGTGCCAGTTCTGCAGTTTCTTCAGAACGGTCTTTTTTGTACTTCATAGGTACAGTTTTAATATCTTGCTTTACAGCCATGCCTTCTGCCATAATTTACTCCTTATTGGGGCCACCAGTAGCCAAATGGGGTGATGGGTAGCCAGCTACGACTTACGTCGTGGTAATATGATAACATATTTTAACTACAAAGTCTAATTATATTACTTCTCCATTTTCTCTAACAAACTCTGTATCTGTACCGAGCACATCAAATACTTTCATCCAAAACGCTTTTACAGGTGCAAATATTACGCCATGTTTATTTTGCCCGTAATAATATTTACCGTATGACACAAGGGGGTCTGCAAATGTTTTAGTAACGAGCCATTTAAATGCTGGATACTTACGCATCAACGGTACAAATACTTCAGCTAATTTGTAATAGCCTCGTTTGTTTTTAACAGTCATATGCTCATCACGATAGCGTCTTACAACCTCATCCATTGTTCCGTCGCCATATCGTGCTTCTAACATAATAAAGCAACAACCACCGCCATCATCAGAACGTTCTTCAGCAGCTTCATAATCGTTTGTTACTACGTTGCCACTTTCGCTACGCACAGCGGTGCCGTCGCTACTTGTTACAGCGGTAGCAAAGTCGCTACCAGTTTGCTCTTGAGCCTCATTATCTGCAGCGGTTTTATTATAAGCATACTCATCTGCTTGTGACCTACTGTACCCTGAATCTCTAGCTCTGTCATAATTACGATTGTAATCATCTGAATAATCATCGAAAGGTGAACCGCCTTCTGCCTCCGCACGTTCCATATCAGCACGTTCTGCTGCAGAAAGTCTCTTGATATCAGGTCGGAAAGCTTCTTCAGTTTGTCTAGCTGTAGAAGTTGTTGCAAATTCCCCAGCATCCATAGGTGTACCAGCGGTTCTGCGAGTTGTATCTATGCTACGTCCCGCACCTCCAAAATCTCTTAATGGGTCTACAAATTCCCCAGCATCCATAGGTGTTCTACTTGTACCAGCAAATTCAGCAGGATTCATAGGTGTGGTTCCTGCTGGATATCTAGAAGCATCAACCCCTCTTTCAAATCCTTCTCTAATCGCAGCTTGTATTACATCTCTACCAATGGGAGGTGGCCCTGAAGGTGCGCCAAGATTTGCAAACTCGTCAGCTCGTTGCGGTGTACCTATTGTTCCAGACGGAGTGGTATTAAAATCAAACACTGTATCTACCGTAGGAGCAGCAATACCTACAGGTGTTGTGTCAAAATCAAATACTGTGCCGCGATTAGTTGGGACACCTGTCCCTTCTGGAGCAAACCCAAGACCAGCAGGAGTTTGTTCAACAAACTCTGGCCCCGTAAATGTTTCTTGGGTTCGGGAAGTAGCCGCAGGAGTTTGACTGGTTGCTTGTTCTATGACATCTCTAATACTTCTTTCTCCTGCTTGAGACATTAACCCAGCATAACTAGCTTCTGGTATGGTTTTTGCAATATCTTCAGGAGTTTCTCTATCCATTAAACCTAGCTGACCAGCAATATTGCCTACGATGCCGCCTTTAAAACCTACTTGCTCCCCCGTTATCGGGTCAAAGCTATTACCGTTACCATCTGCAATAGTGCCATCAAGTAATACTGTACCAGCAGAAGGGTTACCACCTATAAAACCTGCTGGGGTTAAATTAAGTAAAGCACTTCCTAAGCCTTGTTCACGAGTGTATCCTAATTCCTTTGCAGCCTTTTTTCTGTTATCTACAAGTTCTTCATAACGTTGCTCAGCTGCTCTTTGTTCTGGAGTTATAGATGTTTCTTCACTAAAATCTTGACTGCTTTGTCCCCTTTGTCCACCAGAAGTTGCTGGCTGGGTAGTTTCAGAAGGTTTCTCTTCTGTTACTGGTTGTTGAGTTGCATAATCACCTACGTTTGGTGCATTAAGTCTTTTTAAAAATCTATATGTGCCTTGTGTTGTAGGTTTAAGTTGTGTGCTCGGTTGATTAGGATTTTGAATAAATCTAGCAGAGGCAGCTTCAGGAACAGTAAATGCTTGAGTATTTGGTGCAATTGTTCTATCTAAGTTGGTAGTCGTAGGCGCACCTAATACTGTTGTACCTGTTTGTGCTTTTATCAATCCTCCATTATCATCAATAGGGTCTGCTTTTTTAGCTCCGCCACTTACATATTCGATTTGTCCGCTTTCTTCCATACCCTGTAATCCCATTAAAGCTTCTCTACGCATACCTTCGTATGTGCCTAAGCCATGATACCGTACAACATTAGCGGGGACTACTAGCTCTCCTTCGCTTAACAAAACAAGTTGGTCATCTGCAACTTCGGACTTTGTTGCACCAGGCGGAGGATTACCTTCTGCGGCTCGTTCGAAATCGGCGGAGGGAGGCGCTCCAAGGCCAATCATAACAGCAAGACCTTCAGGCGCATCTTTTTTAGTACCGCCTTTTGCCATCATGGGAACAGCCTGATTAGTAGGTGCTGCCATTCCCCCCATCTGAGTTTGGGCATTAGCTAAGGGTTGTGGAGGCGCAGATGCAAGTTGTTTTTTCTGCATATCTTGCGCTAAAGTTTGTACAGCTGCGTCACGAGGGTCTGTGGAACCGGGACGCGGTGCTTTTTTAGGAGCTTGAGCTAAAGCTTGTCGTGCCGCTGGATTAGCCGCCTTGGGCCCACCGCCTTGTGGTGCAGATGTAGCCTGTGTCATAGGCAGTAATGCCTGTCCTTCTTGCGCCATCATTATTCCTCCTTCTTTTTTTCCAAATATTCTTTGGAAAAAACCTGGCTTTGGTTCGTTTCTTTCCGTGTACTCAGGTACTTTAAAATCTTTTAATGCATCAGTTGCATACATATCAAGTAACTGGCGTTGTTCCTTAACATTTCCGCCGTATTTATCAAAAGGCGGGGTAGGTATTGTTTCGGCTCTTCTTTGTGTTTGTTCTGGGTCTATATCTTTTGTAAACCGAGTTCCTGTAAATTCTGGAAGTTTAGCTTTTTTGCCTTTTTCATCAGTTTCAATGGACATTCTGTCCATGATATATTCTTCTGTTTTCATTGGAAATTTATCATCACTGAATAATTCATTTGTTTTTAAATCAGTGTTTTTCAACAACCAGTCGATAGCTGCGTGCCTTAATTCATGAACAGCAGTGTCTTTTTCAGCTCCTGCCTGTTGTCGTCTATACTCATTACCTTTTTCAGATACAAATCTTTTCTCCATTTCAAGGGGAGCATTTTCATAAATGGCTGCTGGTTTATCAGATGTTGCCATTAAACTGCGCGTTACAGGAGAAATTTCACCTATGAGTTCGCCGCGAGGATTATCTGCAGGTAGCCCCTCGGAAAAATAAGTACCCATTAGTTGTCCCCCTCCCCTAGTAAAAAGACTTTTTGGGTCGGGGGATGAATACGATGCTAAATCTACCTCTCCTCGTCTAGCTAACTCATATCCTAAACGAGTTAAAGCATCATCCTGTATGTAAGGCTCTAGGTCAGCACGCATTTCTACATCACCTAGACCTTTACTTTGTTGCATTAAAGAGTATCGTTCTCTTCTAAGACCTGCTTCCCTGCTGAGTAATTTAGACAAACGTTCAGCACGGTCTGCGCTTAGCATTGGTATAAAATTACCAGTTGCCTCTGCTTCTTCAAGCGCTACATCTTCAAGAGAACGATTAGTAGCACTAGCTACATCCTCAAGATTAATTAATCTTTTATTTCCATCATTGTCCGTTCGTTCTACGATTGTTGGGATAACCATATTATCTATAGTTATAGTGCGTGCCGTAGCGGGTTTACCATCAACTTCTATAGTATCCGAAGTTGGGTCAAGCATACGTTTAAGAAAAGGTATGCTCTCAATGCCCTTGTCACGGAGACCTGAAAACCCAGCGTCTTGTCTATCTAAAAAGTCAACCATTTTCAGCTTTCTTAGTAACTTCATCGCGCAAAGTTTTAAATCTACGCAATTCTTTGATAGCCCCTTGCGCCATTTGGATAACTCTTAGGTCATCTGACTGTTCCATAAGCTTATGTGATTCTGAAATACGAGCTTCTACATATAACTCTAGCAAATCTACATTACGTTTTGTATTTACAAGCGGTAGTAGCTTTTTAGCTATTTCTGGTGTCACTGAGCTAAACCTCCTAGAATAGCAGATAATTGTGCCTGAGCATCTTGAGATGGTTCCTGTGGTTGTTGTCCAGGTGCGCTAAACCCTTGTTCTCCGGGCAATGCCGCCCCACCTACACCGATGTTACCGCCTCCTCCACCGGACATATCCATCGGACTCATACCTTCAGCTTGTTGAGGAGGTTGCTGACCTCCACCTGCAGCTTTAATAATTTCAGCTTGGCGGAAAGCTTCGCGCTCATCATTGATAAGTTTTTCAGCATCCAAATCCATAGCTTGTGCCAGCTCTCGTAGCACAACAGGAAACTTAACAAAGGATGCAAGGTTTGGATTGGACGCCACATTAAGCAACTGTAGCAAACGTTGTGAACGTACTTCGTTCTTCATTAAGCTTTCTGTGCCACGAGCCTTAACGTCTAAATCGCCTTTTATGTTAGGGTCAAAGTCAAACTGCATATTGAAAGCATAGAACGCCTCTCCCAGTGGCTGTAGTAAGTAATCATCAATGTTTTTTACAACACCCTTGATGCTGATTTGTGATGCTCCCATCAACATAGAGATACCTGCTGCAGTTCTACCGGTGCCTTGTATTCCTGTCTGTCCATGGGAAAACGACGGTATGCCTGTGGCATCATCGGCAAGCACCCGTGCCTTATCAAACATCATCATATTTTCGGCACTGACATTTGGATACTTGGTTCCAAATAACGCTTGTCCCGGCGCCCCGCCTTGACGTCTAAATACTTTACCCGGATATAACTCAAGGTCTTGCCCCGGCACTAAATTAGTTTCATCAATTTCAAATATTAGGTTACCTGACAACACCGCGTTATCAACAGCCATACGCATGAAACCATTCATAAGTTGCTGCGTATCAGTCATATTTTCAGCCAGACCTACACCGAAGAAACTATATGGGTTAAGTTCATAAGGTGAAGCAAAGTAAGGAATACGCTTCGGTGTAAAAGGATTTACAACAATTCTAAGAATATTGTTATGACAAATCCAACAGTTAATCTGTAACGTATCCACATCCTTAAATTCATTAGGAATTTCTAACCCAGCTCCCTCAGCCATGGTGCGGTCAATGTTACCCCAAAATTCTAAAACTTCAAATCGGTCAACATCATAGCTATTACGGTAATCTTCTAAGTCTGACTCCCACCATTTACGGACATAGTCAGTGCCCATTTCAATTGAATCGTTGATTGCGTCTTCATCAAACAGAGGACGACGACGTAACGCACGCATATCAGAATGACTCAAACGATGACGCTGTATGACAAATTCGCATTCATCCATATTTTTAGCATCAGAGTCTGGGTAGAAATTCCATATTGAAACGTTTTCAACTTTAGGAACAGTTTTAATTACAGGGTCATAAGTGCCCTCTTCGTCCCAGTTTGGGTACTCCTTATCAAAAGCAAATGGCCCTTTAAGTATACCAGTGCCAAACAATGCCATTTCAAAAGCAGTGTTACGCAAATGCTTAGAAGCGCTTGATTCTTCTAGCTGGTCAAGAATCTTTTTTTCCATACGCTTCGCTGCTTCATCTGCAGGATTATATGTTTGGGAAGATGGGGTTAAACCATACCCACTTTTTAAGTCTTCTGATACTTCGCTAAGCGACTCTTCAAGTGGGCCTAAGTTTAATTCTTCTAAACTACCCTTCGTAGCGCCGGGGGGTAACTCGCGCCCATCACCTTCAAAACCATATGTTTTACTAAGTTCTTCAATAGCATTATCAGGGTCTTTAGGGTCAAAGTGTACAGCTTCTTCAACACCTTCTGGAATACGTGTAGAATCTACACCAATCGGAAAGCGTTGTCCTGCAAACAAAACATCAATTATTTGTCCGTATGCTGCCAGCACCTTTGTCTTTGTAATCTTAATAAATACTTGAGATTTTTCTGATGAAGTAAACTGAGTTTCAGGGCCGTACAATCCTCTGTATTGACGGTATGAATCTAGCCATCTTTCTTCCTCATCTTGTCTGCTACTTTCAACAGATGTAAATTTTTCTCGTACATATTCTGCTAAAAGCTCTGAACCCGATTTAGGAACGAACATCATTTCTTCGGTAATTTCTTCTTCAGCCATATTTAGTATCCAAAGCTAGAGTCCGCTGGGCGCCACTTTTGTATATTCATCTGACTAGGGTAGTCAAATATAGACCGTGACTGCGGACGGGACATAATGCCGTATCTTAAGGCATCATAAAGGTGGTCTTCAACCTTTGTGTTTACATCCTCTGGATTTGTCTTATCTAAAGGAAGTGTTGGAAGCTGGGCAATCAAGTTAGTGCAGTTACTAAAGAACTCAATACCAGCGCGGTCTGTATCCTCATCTATCTGTAGCCTACGGTGCAGTTCGTTCTTACCAGCAACTCGGCTACCTCGACTTCTGTCAGAGGGACGCCAACGGCATCCTTCGACAATCATTTGTTCAGCTAGGCTCGGGCCTGTGTCCCCACGTTTGTGCCATAATGATGAGTCAAGCACACCATAGTGTATAGACTCTTCTTCCTCTAGCTGCATAACCATATGAGCTAGTTCTTTAGCCGGCACCTTGCTTACATATAACTCCCTGTAAACAATCAGGGTTTCATCTGCAGGGTCTACAGCGAACCAAAGAACGCCGGTAGCAGAGGAGTAACCATAATCGCAAGCCCTAAATTTTCGCCACGAATTAGGAATTTGGTAAGGTTCAACAACATGATATCTCCTATCGAATTCTCCAAAAGCAGCACCTTCAGCTATATCCCAAGAACCCTCAAGCAACTGTTTTCTTTGTACTTCTGGCAAAGATAACAGCATTGCTTCATAGTCGCCCTGCTCATAAAGGTACGGATTATCCATGAGTTTAGCAGGAATAAACCTACGTCTGAAAAGAGGCTGTCCTGCTTTGCTATGTCGCTCTGGGTATTTAAGCGTTTCGCCAGTTGATATATCCGTTGCCCAAAATGGTGTATTGTGCACAGCAGGGTCAATAAACATCTTCTTAACCCAGACATGGCCTGGCCCGCCGGGGTTTGTCGTTGCCCGCATGAAGACGGGAAGCGATGGGTCTGCTGTTCTAAGACGCGAGCGTAAATAATCCCAAGCATATGGCGTACTATATTGTGTTAATTCGTCTATACCTATGTAAGTAAATGCCTGACCTTGATAACGTAGAACATCTTTATCTTGTTCTAAATATGTCATCCAGATTCTAGCACCTGACGGAAAAGTCCACTGACTCTTTTTTTCCATCCATTTGGCACCCGGATATGCCTTTGGATACATTTCTTGGCTTTTATGTATCAGTTCTCTAAGCTCGTCGTTGGTACGACGTAATATAAGAGCATTGAAGTTTTGATTATTACAATATCGTAGCGGGTCTATAATCAAAGCATAAGATTTGCCGCCACCAGCAGCCCCACCATACAAAACTTCTCGTTCAGACGAAGCCAAGAAATCCGTTTGTGGGCCTTCGTTGGGTTGAAAAAGTACTTCTTCTTTTACTTCTTCTTGGTTTTCAAAAGCACTGCTACCGACAAATGAAACCTCATCTTCTTGTTGGTCTTTTTTGTCTAAGTTGGCAAGTTTCTTTTGAGCTCTATTTAATTGTATACGAGCAGAACGTTTTTCTTTACGTAACTTATCTTGTGCACGCTGTTCTTTAGTCTTGGGCTTGGGCGTAGGTTTCGCCCGAGGCCTCGGCAGCACTGCGTTTTTGTTTACCATACTTCCGTCTGTCGTCTTCGTCTCTTTTTAGACGTTTCCACAGACCCATAGGAGTTATACGTCTCCCTGTATAGTCTGTAAGCCAGCGAGCTACTTCTGGATAGGATGACATCTTTAAATATTCAATGCCTAGCTCAAGAGCTTCAAGTTGTTCATCAATAGGTTCCAGCTTATGGGGTTCAGTATCATTACGCTTGTATCCCCACGGCACTCTTGGGCCATTCGCTGTGGCATACCTATTCGTCGGATTCAATCTCGTTGATACTGTCGTCATCTTTTTTCGCTGGCAAGATAAATACACCCATCGGCTTTTCCGATGATACATTTAACTTTTCTACCTTAGAAATGCCAATTCTGTCAAGGACTTGTTGGGATGCAGCTAGTTTTTCTCTGTTACCTATGGCAGTTGGGTCATCCATAACACCAACCATGGACATAACTGCTTTCGGTGCATTAGCCGCTAATTCAAGTTCTGCAAGCTCCATAATCTCGGAACGCAGGGATTTAACTATGGCATGAGGATTTGATGACTCAGAATAACCAGCTAATCTCATAGCTTTTGCATGGTTGCCTTTTGCTTCTCCAAATAAGGCGGCAAGAAACTTATGCTGTAAGTCAGTGAGTTCTCTGTTAGGCACGAGGATTCTTCTTTCTTCCTGTTTTTGTTCTTGCAAAAGAACGATTCTTACTACGGGGCTTAACGGATAACTTCTTGTTATTCATAGGATTTCCCGTTGTGTGATGTACATCATTGCCATCACCCTTTTTTACCAACCCTTTTTTAGCCATGCTGGCACGAGCAGCATTCCTAGAAGCTCTACGCTTCTTTTGTTTTGGTTTGCCTTGGTAATTATCATACTCTTTTCTGTAGTTACGCTTATTGGTCATGTTTTTGTGCTTTTCCGTTTGGTCTTTCGTTTACGTCCAGTGGGTGAAACTGACCATTTGATTGAGGTAGGTTTTCCACCTGGATTTCCTGCTTTTCTTTTTTTACGGGTGGCTGCAGCTTTTTGTCCTTTTGACATTTTATCTGCGACCGCCTTCGGGCGGCACGCTGGATACTTTCTCTTAGATTTAGTTGATGATTTACGCCCACAGGGTTTTCCTGTTGAAACATCCCGCCAATCTTCCTTGAACCATTTACGTAATCCTCCTTTGTACGCCATCATAAACCTTTCAAATACAATGCCCAAACGACTAACGCCGCAACCCCAAATAATCCTGCTATACAAAGTATAGCTATTGTTCCTATCTCAATCCACCGCTGTATTTTTCTTCTTTGTGCTTCTGCAGCGGCTAGCCTATCTTTACGTGCCTGTGCTTGAAACTTCTGCCAATCGTGCCATAATCCGGGCCTACCAGCATATATCATGATTTGTTTTAGCTCTTCTTCTTGTTGTCTGAGCTTTTCAAGTTGCATGAACTCTGTTAAGTCAGCACCTCCTGCACGTTTCTTTTTTTCACCTTTTCTACGTAAGTCCTCTGTAGCATTTACATATTTACCTACAGAAGAAGCAACATCAGCTATTTCTTTGCCGTTTCTAACAGCTGTTCTGATTACCGCAAATGCCGCATTCGCTGCCGCTATTTCTGCTAACATTTGCTACTCCACAATCTTTACGATATAAGTTTTACCGTCTGGCCCTTTGTCTATTTCTACTGTTTTGTTTTCACACGAGTACCGTACAGTCCCCGTATCTTTGTATAAATTTCTTTCTATGGTGCGCTTAGCTTTTAAGCATTTAGATATTTGTTCAAATGGTGTGTGCTCCGCAATATGCCCTGAAAGATATAATATTAATGTTATTGTTTCAGTGACCATTTGTTATTTTCTCAATACGTGTTTCTATAGCAGCTATTCGCTTTTCATAAAACTCTAGTGTTAATTTTTGCTGTTGGTCATGTGGCGCACGACCTTCATCTATTTGTGATGTTAGTTCATCTAACTGGTCAGCAAGATGTTCAATCAACATGAACTGTTCGCTGTCGGCAGGTAAACTGCCCATTTCTCCTCTAGGCCACTTAATACGAAACTCAGTGTTCTGTTCTAAGTTGGACTCCATCATTGTGATGTTTGTCTCTATCTGATTAAGGCGCTCTATGATACCAAAGTATGCCCATGTAGCTAAAGAAGCGGCGGCAACCATGCTTATAATATTACGCAGAGGTAAAGCTACCTCTGTATTTTCACTTAGTTTAGCCGCCATTTATTTTCAAAGCATTCTACTTCCAGCTACCGCCCATTTCTTTATACCGCTTTGATGCATAGCCATTTGCGTATGCAGAAGGGTATACTTTATATTTACGCTTAGCTTCAGCTTTTGCCTTAGCCCACAGCGCTGGTTTTGTAGGCACAGGCTTTTTAGATTTTGATTTTGATTTTTTCTTAGCCATAACTAATTATTTCTTTTTAGTCATGCCACCGCGCATACGCCTTGCCATTTTCATAGCACCGCCACCGCGCATTTTTTTAGTCATGCCGCCACGCATCTTTCCTGAAGCCATTTTCATTTTACCGCCACGGGCTTTCATAGTTGTTTTTTTCTTAACCATTTCTTAGTTTCCTTCTTTCTAAGACAAGATTTTCAAACACGTTTTTTGGAAAGTGTTTGTAATATCCCGACTTTTCTAAGCTAATTGCAGCATCATCTAACAATGATAACCGCTGTACGAATACCATACAGTATTCTAAATCTTCCTGTTCCTCTTGAATCAGGAAGTCCAACCCTGCATCTACAGCATCATAATCTGGATGAAACACCATCAGGTGCATATCCATATTAGCTATAGACAGTGCTTCGTTCATGCCGTCGCACCACCCGTCAAGGTATTCTATATCAGGTAGCTGTTCGCTAGCCCAAATGACTATATCGTAATTATGCTGGTCAAAGTTCTTGACTTCATACTGCAAGCCCTCAAGACCAGTGTTAATACTAAAACTAACTTTATTCTCTGCCCATGCTTTTTGTGCATAAGGACAGGGAGGTAATCCATTTAATTTATCATTCGGAACTTCTAAAAAATCATTAGACCATTTCCGAATATTAGCTTCTACGGGATGCACGGGTCTTCTTCTTTTGTTGTTCTATGAATTTACGGTAGACTGCTGCCGCAGAAGTTTTACCAGCCGCTTTCGCCCTTTGTTCCATAGCAATCGCAGCTTGTGTTTTATGAGCATGTGTTCTACTAGATGCACGTATTCTGCGCACAGATGCTTCTGCATCTTTCTTTGTAGCAAACTTTAAACCATGTATAGTGCCCTTTGGATTTTCATCCGTGTACAAGTCGCTATGTTTTTTGCTTCTTGCAGGTTGGCCTTTTTTCCTAGGTATTCTAGGAGCCATTTTTGTTCATTAAAGTATTTAGTCTGCGCTTAGCTACTTTTTTGTCTTGGTCGGACATACCTTTAAAACCTGACATAATATCTATAGCTATTTTTTTATCTTGGTCGGACATGCGTGCATCAGCAATTTCATTTTTATAAGAAGCAATTAAAGCTTTATCTTGGTCAGACATCCTGTTTAGGAACCGTGTATCTTGGTCAGACATTTTTATCTTACCATCTTTGGCTTTAGATACTTTTTTATTTGCCATATTCTTTTCAATTGCACGTCCACGTGCTTTTTCATAAGAAGATAACTTACCATCTTTATCTAAGTCAGCCTTATTTGGATTCATAAGGTTAGCCCCTGCCATCAGACGTGGCACGTTTGTGGGCAACTCCATAATATGTTTTGTGCCGCCCTTCTTCTTACCTGAAGGAGGATTGGCTTTTAAGTCACGTACAGCAACAGGGCTTTTCAGATATTCTGCCATTGCCATAGTTTCGTCCCGTTTTAAGTCAAAGAAATTTTGACGAGCTTGCATTTCATCTTTACTATTTAATTCTGCCATGATACTACCTTTACTTTTTATTTCTCTGCGAACTGTTTGTAGGCAGTTGCATGATATGAGGCTTAACGCTTGTGCCTCCGTTACGTCTAACTGACATGCCGAAGCCTTTTAGAAATGCATTAAGGGCATCTTTGGAGGCCTGTCCCATGTCTTTAGCAGCTTTAACCGCTGCATCTACTCCGCCATCTAAATCAAATATGGGTTCAGACTTACCCTCTGGTACTCCATAAAAGGTCTGGCCACGTGTGCCTTTGTTCTTAACAAACTCTCCACCAGATACTTTTCTGACTTGTTTAGTCACCTTTTAGCTCCCCATGGTGCATAGCATGTGCTAGCTTGTGGCTACGTCCTTTTACCTGTACAGCCCAGCGGCTGTCTAGCATCTCACGAGATGCGGTTGGAAAATCACCTTCATGAATTGCCGCCCACATCTTTTTAAACCCGCCTAACCTTGGCACACCCATATTAAAGGCCATATCTACAAGGACAAGCTGTCTTACACTGTCTAAGTCTTTTACGCACGGGTGCGCTTTTACAATTTCATTTTCTACTATTTCTATGTCATTCTCAAGTAAAAAAGCCGCATCCGCCTCTGTAATCCCATATTGATATATTGTATCTATGTTAGGTATATCCATGGCATCCAGCTCTTCTTGGCTGATGCCCCTGTCTTCAAGATTTCTGCCAACACCAATGGTATCTATACCTAAAGTGTCTTGATACACCTCCAAGCGTAGCCCTTCGCTCTTAATCAACTGCTTAACTAAGTGTGTACGAATATATTTCATACCGCGATTCCTTCTTGCTTGCTCAGGCGTTGTCCGCTGAGAATGGTCAAATACCATTACTTACCTTTAGCTTCACGTCCTAGATAAATACCGTAGACACCTGTCATAACACCCATGATAACAGACACAAATGCAGATTGCTGTGTTGTTGGGTCTTCTAGATTCATAAACCACTCTGCACAACGCCACGACATTGCAACAGAGGCAATCATAGTTAGTTTGGCTGTAACATTAAATTGCAGCCATCTTTTCCACCAATCAACCATTATTTCTTACCAAAGAATTTTGTAGCTGAA